TGATGGAATTCACAGTTGAAGAGCATGATCTTCTGAATTCTATTCTGTGCCATGCTGTTGATGGAATGGATCTTGCTATTCCCTCTGTATACGAATTGCCTGAAGACTCTGAAATTCGTCAGCGTTATGAACTTCTTGAACATATGAAAAACCACTCTTATTCACTCTGGGCACAACGATTTGGTAATTGATTATGAATTTTGGTGATCTTGAATTTGAACCACATCCTGATTGGGAGGGTACTCAGGCAATTAAGTTCTTTGGGAATGGTTATGGAGTTAGTGTGGTCATGTCACCATATTCTTATGGTGGTCCTGATGGATTGTATGAGATTGCAGTTCTCAAAGGATTTGAAGACGAATGGGAGATTTGCTATGATACTCCAATTACAGATGATGTTATGGGGTATCTGACAAAAGAAGATGTCGAAACTATTGTTAATCAAGTTAAAGAACTAAAATGAAAGACTCTACTGCTCTTGGTGTTGTCTTTGTTGCTGTTCTCATAGTAACGGTAAGTGTTTTATTTGAGGCATGGTTGCTTGGTCTTATTCTGTCTTGGTTTGGTGTATCCTTGACCTTCTGGCAGAACTTTGCTATTGTCTTTCTTGCTAATATGATTTTCAAAAACACTGGAGGTTCTTCTAAATGACTAATCGCAATTCTGGATTTATTGACCCTGGTGTTGCTATCGTAGCAGTTGGTGTTGTTGTAATTGGTGGTCTCATCTTTATTGGTGGTCCACAATACAACGTATGGCAACAATCTCTACAAGGGAAGGCAGAACTTGGTCGTGCAGAATATAATCGCCAGATTACTATTCAAGAAGCAAATGCAAAAAAGGAAGCGGCAAAGGCACTTGCTGAAGCAGAAGTAGAGAGGGCAAGGGGTGTTGCAGAAGCAAATGCCATTATTGCTGGATCTCTAAAAGATAATCCAGAATATCTTTCTTATCTCTGGGTTACTGGTCTTCAGGAAGGTGCGGAGAAAGGAAATAAAACAATCTATATGATTCCTTCTCAGGGTAATATTCCTGCTCCCGTATTCAATGTAAATAAATAACATTACCTGAATGACGGCAATCTTCGGGAGGAGGGTGAAAATCCCTCCTTTTTATTATAAATACATATGCCGTCATCCAGAGTAGAAATGAAAGGACTAATTTATTGTGTCCATTGTATTTCAACAGGGAAAAAATACATTGGACAAACAACACAAATTTTAGAGAAAAGAATAAAGAGGCACTTCTGCGATAGTCAAAAGACAGATTATCACTTTCATCGTGCCATAAAAAAATATGGAAAAGATAAATTCATATATGGCATAGTTGAAGAATGTGATATTGATAATCTAAACGAAAGGGAGTCCTATTGGATTGAAGAGTATAAAACATTTGAGAATGGATATAATAGTGATACTGGAGGATTAAATGGAAGATTGATGGGCGAAGATACTAAACAAAAAATAAGTAATGCACTAAAAAATAGAACTTTTACACCAGAGCACCTTTCAAAAATAAAGCAATCTCTCACTGGAAAAACTTTATCACAAGAAACAAGAAATAAGATAAGTGAAAGTAAAAAAGGAAAATCAAGAGGTCCTCTTACCGAAGAACATAAAAAGAAAATTGGAGATGCTAATAGAGGTAAAAAACTTGGTCCTTTAAGTGAAGAACACAAAAGAAAAGTTAGTGAAGCACTGAGAGGTAAAAAATATAAAAAAAGAAGTATATGACACTTTGAGAACTGGCACAGGAGCATCCCACAGGTTCCTCTTGATGCCTTATAATACTTTCGTACAAAACAAACCCAATGACTGACCCACAAATCACTGACGAACAAATCAAAAAGATTTTTGAAGACTTTTGTGAGGAAGATGGTACTATGGACTTTGGAAACTTTCGTATGGCAGTAAGAACAGTTCAACATACAATCGGACAAAATGCACTCAAATGACCGAAGGTGGAATGCCTGTTCCTACACTCCAAATGAACAAATGAAGAAAAAGTACATTGTCGCTGGATTGACCAGTCTTGCAGTCATTCTTGGTTGGAATATCTTTCTAATCCAGCGTGATGAAAAACTCTATGATACCTATCACTCAACAAAGGGTATAGATAATCTACAGAAACGTGCTACTGCAGAGATTAGATGACTCTTGCAGTTGGCATCTTCACTTACCTTATGTTGGTAGCATTAGTATCACTGTTGCTCACCTATTATTTTAAGGTAATCCGTCCCAAAAACGAATCTCACTTTAACTAAAATGATCTCAAAACGACTCCGCGACCTTATCAAGCAAGCAGAAATGAACAAAGTGGCAGAAGAGTTCTGGAAAGAAGTTGAGCGACTTGCGGAAAAGTATGAGGTAACTTGTGACTACATTCTCCAAGAGTTTTATGTTGATGATAAATACTAATGCTCTAATTAGGTGACACTATAGAGTAGAAAAGGGGCAGGAATGCCCCTTTTCTTGTATAAATATTAAGTCACCTAATTTAAGAAGCAGTTATGTCAGCAAAAGGTATTATATACTGTTACCATTGTATTCCTACGGGAAAGAAATACATTGGACAAACAGTACAAGAAGAAGTTAGGAAGCAAAGACATTTAATTGATAGCAAAAGAATGTATTGCAAATTTTATAATGCAGTTAGAAAGTATGGGTGGGATAATTTTGTCTATGGTATAGTGGATAAGTATGATGTTCAAGTCTTGGATGAAAAAGAAATATATTTTATTGATTTTTTTGATACCTATAAAAACGGGTATAATATGACTTTGGGTGGAAGTGGACGCAAAAAATATGATTTAATATTTGAAACTCAAAGCGATTATTACAAGTTTTATAAAGAAAATAACATTGATAAAATTAAAACAAAGAGTAAAAAGTATTATCAAAATAATAAGGAAAAATTAAAAGAACGCTATGAAAATAATAAAGAAGAAAAGTTACAATATCTTGCAGAGTGGAGAAAACGAAACAAAGATAAGATAAAACAATACACAAAAGATAATAAAGAAAGATTGAGAGAGTATAATAAACTCTATTATCAAAAGAGAAAACAAGTGGACACCTGAAAAACTGGCACGAGGATGCTCCAAGTGACACTGTGATGCCTTATAATATCTTTGTAAGCAACCAAACCGATGCGACAAACACTTTCCCCCCGTGAAGAACTTGAGATTGGAGTGATGATTGCTGGTGAGTTGATTGAACTCATCTATGATGATAAAATCACTACATCTGAGATTCGTTCTACTCTTCGCGAAGTTGTAGAAGAGATTGGAACTGGTTATGATGATGGGCACCTTGCATCTGTAACAATCAACCGTATTCTTCACAATCTTGGAGGTAAGTTCTAATGACTTTTATTCTTGGTATGGGAGTTGGCATTCTTTTGACTATAGGAGTTTCTCTTATAGTTGCCAACGACATTGACAACGACGACAACTAATCTTAAACTTAAGAGGTAATTTACACAAACAAATGAAGTATCTGTACATTGTTGACTACTGGGTTCCTTTTCCTTCTTCTGAGTATGGTGGAGTAATCAATGTTATTGCTGAAAATGATATTGAGTGTCACGATATTCTGCGAGACTCAGATGACTATGATGACCGATACGAAAGTAAAATTATGGAGCGTGTAGTTGCTGCTCCTCGCTTTGCTCTTGTAGACGAAGAAGAATCCCGTATTGTTGAATCTTTTACCACATGATCATGACTCATCACGTTGCTCACACCAATAAAATGGTTTTTGATTTGAAGACACAGTATCAAGAACGTATCGAACAACTGCAAAATAAAATTGCAGAACAAGAACACGAAATCTCACAACTGCAGAAGCAAATTGAGTATATGTCGCGAGACAAATTCTATGACTGCTAAAGTTCCATCTCTTCCTTATTCTGCCCCCAAAGGATATTATTATGAGTGCGAAGAGTTCAAACAAAATGTGGTCAGTATTTGGTTGTGCAACACTCGCAAGTTTGTCTACAATAATGGCATTCAAACCAGAACTATACACTCCTTCTACAATACCAAAACCAGAGAGTATTTCTCCCCCTACAATAGTAAAACCATCGGTGCTTGTGTAAATATCAAGGAAACGCGAAATTACACTTCGATGCCCATCAAGCAATCCCCATTAGATGTGTTCTTTGTATGACTAACTACAAACCACAAGTCAATGACTATGTTGAATGGACAAAAGATGTTGAAGGTTGGGTTTATTTTAGGGATGATGAGTATATAACGATTGAATATATTGTGCGTCCCAAAGATGAAGAAAACTATGAATGTTGTCCTATTCACAAAAATGAGAGGTTGCTTGTAGTTTGTTATAAAGAAGATTGGAAACAGTTAAAGTATGTCAAATCCAGAGAATCAATCTATGAAGAAGAACAGAACTGTCTGGCGATTGCTTGCTAAAGCACTTGGTGAAAAAGCAAGTAAATGTGATAAAGAAGCGGATAAGGTAGCACTTATCCGCCTTTTAATGTTTTTGAGTATTTTTATTACTAACTGCTTCATCATCGCTAATGCAATTCGACACTGGAATGATGAGACTAAAATTGAAGTATTTGTGGAAACTTCTACAATTCCAGAATATCAAACTCCGCCACCATTTCAAAGAGCAAATAGGACACTTGAGTTTGAGTAGAAATAAATAATCAAAAAGTATAAGTAAAATGCTGACATTTAGAGAGTTCTATCAAATCTGTGAGGGGAAAAAACCTTTTACACCTCCACATGCAGTTCCTGGAACATTCCAAACACATAGAGATCCACAAACTGGCGAAGTAACTCATAGTTCATATACTCTTCAACCATATGAAGGTCCACTAGGTAAACCAAAAAAGAAAGAAATTGATAAGTTAGTCGTAAAGCGTAGTGGTAGAAAACCAGTAATGAAAGAACTTGAGCGTAGTCAAAAGGAAGAACTCAAGCGTAGAAAAAAAGAAGCAAAAAAGATCGCAGAAGATATTGAACAAAGAAGAGTTGCAGCAAAACAACAAAGATTTGATCAAATTGCAACTCTGAGGCAAAATGTTGCAAATTATCAATCTGCTCAGCAAAAACAAAGAAAAGAAAGATTTGAAAGAGAGCAATTAAAAAAAGAAATTAAAAAAGAGTTGCAAACAGAGCAAAGTCCTACGATGGAACCAAATCTCTATAGCAAACAAGTTGCAATGCGTCAAGCAGCACAAAAGACTGCACAAATTAAACATGTTCATCAAGAGATGGGCGCTGAAGCAAGAGCACAGCAAGCACAAAAGAGAGCAGAAATGAAAGCAATTATGAGTCGTTGAGTGGTCAGTTTGCAAAGCGCACACTGACCCAACACAAGCACTCCAGTCTCCTGTATATTACATTTGTTGAGTTGAGAACCAACCATGAATCACTTTGATGACATTCAAATCGAAGAATCTGCTGGATTTGATTTTCGTGAAGCAGATTTTGAAGATCTCTTTGATGAAGATGACGAAACTCAAACTTTCAATTCTTTTCTGAACAGTAACTACGATTATTGATGTTTGCTTCTGTTCTAATTCGTCATCATTTCCACAAACTTGCTACTGTGAACCCTGATACACTCAATTTCACTGGCGATGCAGTTACATACCTAGGTTTCTTAGGTATCATCTCTGCATTTATCATTGTAGTTACTGCTTTCAAACGTTTTTATGGATCTCCTTACAATGTTCGCGTAAAAACTCAAACAAACAAAGAAACCTCTGAACTTTATATCGAAACCAATGACTGATACTGTAAACGTTCTTCCACATCTTCGCGAACTCCAAGAAACTTGGAGGCGTCAAGATTTTAAGTTTAGTCCTGAACAAAAAGAAGAATATAAAATGCTACTTGAGGCACGACGTGAGCGTGTGAAATGGTTTTACGAAACAGATCGAGTTTGTAAAATCAGTAAGTCTGCTCAAGATAAACTGAAAGAAGACAATTAGAATAATTCTTCAACCCCGCAAGGGGTTTTTTAATAAATAAAATAAAAGGTTTTTAGAGTATCATGAATTCCAGAGAACAGTACGAATATCACAAACTTCTAAAGTTTTTATATTTTGAAGGTTATGCTGATTCGTATCAAGATGCAGAATATCTTTTAGAAGAATTATCTGATGAAGAACTTGATGAACTGTTGGAGGAATATGAGTTGAATGAAGCACATACATTTCCTCTAAGTGCAAAAGAACGTGAAATTGTGTCTAGAATTGCTGCGATCAATAGAGAAGAAACTCCAAGAAAAAAAACATCAACAAAGTCTGCAAGCAGAATAGAACCTTCTACTTCTGGTCCAAGAAGAAGAGGGGTTCAGAATGTTGAATATAAAGAAGATTATGATATTGTCCTAGATCATCTTTTAGATGAAGGTTACGCTGAAACTGTTGAAGGTGCAGAGGAAATAATAGTAAATATGAGTGAAGAATGGATAGATGAAATTCTTGATGAATCTAGAGGATTTGGTGGGCATATTGATCCACAAACTGGGAAACCCACTGGAAAAAGATCACCTTCTCAGCAAGCACATACACAATACTGGGATAATGTAAGACGTGGAAAACAAGCACCTGATCCTAGAAGATCAAAGTTTAAGTATGGTGGATCGTCAAGTGCAACAACTGGTGCTCAAGTAGGAGAACCACCTGAAGATTTTGCGCAAAAACAGGATCCTCGTCTTGCTATGACACCTGCAGCAAGAATGAGAGCAAGAGCGAGATCATTAGAACTAAAAGGAAAGGGAAGACAAGCAAATAAAATTCGTGCCGTTATGAATCGCCCAAATATGAGTGAAGGTTGATGAAAACATTTTCTCAGTTTCTTGAAGAAGCAAAAGAAGCAAGACCACCACAAGAAGTTCTTGCTAAAATATCAAAAGCATACGGTAGAAAACATCGTGGCGTAAATGTTGATACTTCTCATAGTGAAAAGACTGGCAACATTCGTGTGAATCAATTATGGGTTCCTCCCCATCTTCAGGGAAAGGGAATAGGAACCAGAGTGATGAAAGGTCTTGGTAAGTATGCAGATAAAACTGGTAAAAAAATCACCTTGAATCAAGATCCTGATCCTGGAAAGAAAAAGAAATTAGCAGACTTCTATAAATCTCATGGATTTGAAGCAAATAGAGGTAAAAAAAGAGATTTTTCAACTTCTGATACACATATCAGACATCCACAAGTAAGAGAATCTATCAAACTTTTAGATGATGCTTGGATTCCACCTGCATCAAAAAGATTGAGAGGTGGAACAGAAAGTCCATTGAGTGCTGCAAGAAAAAAAGGAACTGATGTCAATAAAGTAAGAGCATCAGTTAACAGATTCGCAGAACCAATCAACGATCCAAAACATCCTGATATTGATTATAAAAAAGATGACAAGACAGGAACACATACATTCACACACAAAAAACATCCAATTCAAGTAAAGTATTCTGCAGGTGATAAACCTGGAACTTTTATTCAGAATACAACTAAAACTGGAGAAACAACTGATAAAGTTGGTGCAGCGAGAGCAATGCAAGACATTAAAAAAAGAGTATCATCTTCAGCAAGACCTGGAACTACATTAGTATCACAACCTGTAGGAAATCGTAGAGCATCATTGAATACAAGAACACAGGGAATGAGTGCTCCAAATGAAAAAGGTGTGCAAGCAGGAATTACAAGACATCGTTCACCAAAACAAAAAGCAAAAGGGGCAAAACCTTTAGATCCAGTGAAACATACTGGAACATATATTGATCCTAATCATTAATTTTAGGACACTTGAAGAACTGTCACACAATATGGGCACAGCACTCTAAATGGTGTATTGTATCTGTGTTGAGACAAACACCTCATGACTGCAACTCAAACCATGATTCTGTTCGAGACTGGCAATGATCTTTCTGATGATTTCATGAAAGTATGTTATCGTCGTCTGAAATCTGATAGTTTTGATGTATATGAAATGATTGGAAACTCTAAAGTTTCAATTCAGCATCGTGCTCGTCGTGGACCTTCTGAACTGATTAAAGAAGATCCTATCAAGGGCAACACTTACGTTGCAGGAATCGCTTATGATTCTTTTGATGTTTGGGTGAAAATTGAAGATGCTGATCCTAGCATTGGTCGCCCTGGTTGTTCTAAATGTGTTGGAGATGATATTCGTACCTTTGAAGATGCTATCTCAATCGCACAAGAATATATTTAATTCGCAAAAGGTGGACAGTCTCTAAACTGTCCACCAAACCTCTTAGAATCGCCCACAGTGCCCTTAGAATGACTTTGTTGAATCAAACCACTCCTGACATGGTATTTCACTACACTACCAACTGGAAAGAAAACAAAGTGTGTCAAATGTGGATTGAAGAGGTTGGAAAGAACCTCTATGTTGCTGTTGCATACAATCCTGAAGAGGATAAAAGTATGACAATGAGTAATCCTCGCGGTTACTTTGATACTCTTGATTGGGTTCGTGGTTGGTGTGGAAGTTTCTCTATTCTTCCCACTTACTGCTGATTTTCAACACAACTTTCTTATTTTTAATCATGAGCACTCGTTCCCGCATCGGTCTTGAACTCAAGAATGGTTCTATTCTTTCAGTATATCATCACTCAGATGGTTATCCTGAATGGTTGGGTCGTATCCTGAAGACTCACTATAATACTCATCAAAAAATTGCAGAATTGATTGATGGTGGTGATATGAGTTCCTGCTGGACACAATCTCGTTGGAACTTTGATGGTTCATCTACTAAAGTTGAAGAATATGGTCCTCAGTATTATGTTAGGGAATCTGATGGAGAATGTCCTCCTCGCCTTGATGAGAATATGGATGAATTCTTCTCTGATAATGAAGAATACTCCTACATCTTTCGTAATGGTAACTGGTATGCCTATGATATGCACCAGTTTGAACTTATGGTAGCACCAGAACCTATTGAAATCCCATCTGCGACACTTGCAGTATGACTATGAACACTGGTTACACTTTCAAACGAGTTAAATTCACACAAGATGAAGAAACTTGCATCTTGCGTTTGCTATTCCAAGCACGAGATTGTGGAAATTGCAGTGTTGACCAAGAATGGCATCCTGTAATTAACGATCTCATCACAAAGTATTACAATTCTGACATCAAAGAAGCACAGGAGTTTCAAACACGATGAAATGGATCGTAACATTGTATCAAGGCGGAAAAACTTTCACAGAAGAAGTACACGCTAATGATGCAAAAGCAGCAAGAGAAACTGCCAAAGTTCGTAATCCATCTTGCAAAATTGTTGGTGTTAATGTTTCTTTTCGTTGAATAAATAATAATACCTTAATGTCTGCAAACTTTAAGGGTGGAGGAGAGAAATCTCCTCCTTTTTAGTATAAATACTAACGCAGACATTAAGAGTAGAACTATGCAACCACGTATCTATACGTATAAGATTACCTTTGAAGAGGTTCCTTATTACTATTACGGAGTTCATAAAGAAAAGGTATTTGATGAAGAGTATTGGGGAACTCCTTACGTTAATAAATGGTGCTGGGAACTTTATACTCCAAAGAAACAAATTTTAGAGTTATTTGATTATAGTGATAAAGGATGGTTGGAAGCAAATCTAGTAGAAGATAGGTTGATAAGACCATTTTATCAAACAGATAATTATTGCCTGAATGAAAGTTGCGGTGGAAGAGTATCATTAAAAATCTTGCAAAAGAATGGTGAAAGAGCAGGAAAAGTTTATGGTAAAATAAGTTATGAAAACAAACTTGGTATTTTTTCATTAACAGATGAAGAAAGAAGATTGGTTTGTAGTAAAGCAGGAAAGAAAAGTGCAGAAATGCAACGCAAAAACCAAATGGGTTTTTATGTACTAACAATGGAAGATAGGATAGAAAATGGCAGAAAAGGTGGAACAATTTCTGGAAATAACAATAAGAAAAACAAAACAGGTTTCTGTGGTAGAAGTAAAGAACAGATGAGTGAAGATGGTAGAAAAGCAGGAAAAACTTGTTATGAGAAAAAAGTAGGCATATTTGCAAAAACAAAGGAAGAATTATCAGCACAAGCAGCAAAAGTTAATTCGCAAAAATGGATGTGTTTAGAAACTGGATTTATAACAAATGCAGGAACTTTATCCAGATATCAAAAAGCAAGAGGAATTGATATAACGCAAAGAATAAGAATTGAATGAGGTGTGACACTTTGAAAACTGTCTACTTTCTTCATTACAGGATTCAAAATCCACTATTATGTAAAAGTTGAATCTTTTCAAATGATGAACACTACTGAAGAACTAACTATGACAAAATCTTTGCAACTTTTGTGTGATGGATTCAAGAATGAGTTTGCTGCTTATGTATTCGCAGAACTCCAAAACACTGATCTTCTACAACAACTTTCATCAGAGTTTGTAGAGTCAGATATTCAAATTGTTGATAATGAGCATCAGGTAGAACTTTCAATGATGTTAATTGAAACTCTGGATGTAATTGCGCAATGAATTATCTTTGCATTGTTGATGGTGTTGTTGAGTATGGAAGTACAAGTCTTTCTGACTTTGCACATTATCAGTTAATGTATGCTGAAGACCACAAAGATGCTGATGTTCAGTTTCTTACTCTGACTGATGAAGAGTATGATGAAATGTTCCCTTATGAAGAGGATGAAGAATGACTTTTCAATGTCCTCGCTGTCAAGAACGTGTCAAAGATTGGGAAGGTGATGATCCCAAATGTGGATTTGATGAGAATGGTAACTTTCTAGAAAATAACTGGAATTGCGCTACTCTCAATGCACTGCGTGATAAGGCAAATGCAAATCGAGTTTGGTCTGATGATTATAGTATGAGTATCATTCAGACATTTGGTGTAGGTTTTGGTATTCTTCGTTGGTATAAGAGTCGTGGTCAAACTGATGATTTCCGTGATGAATACTTTGATCGTGGAACTCTAACGTATGCTCAACAACTTCTAGGTGATAGAGAACCTGACAATGGTTTTGATGGTTGGGAAGATTCTATTTTTGATGGGGAAGATGAATAAATAATGATGCTTAATCGTGGTTGTTTAAGCAAAAAGATTGGAGGCAGAAATGCCTCTTTTCTTGTATAAATACTCCTAACCACGATTAAAGCAGAATTATGGGAACTCAAAAGAAGTATTATTATACTTACTATTCTTATGAAGAATGGGGTATGGGATACTTTGGTAGTAGAGGATGTAAATGTTTACCTGAAGAAGATGTCAAGTATTTGGGAAGTTTTAGTGATAAATCTTTCAAACCAACTCAAAAAATAATCCTTAAGTGCGATTACTCTACAAGAGAAGAGGCATATGCTGATGAGATTATTTTACAAGAACACTATAAAGTAGTTGAAAATCCACACTTTGCAAATAGGTCATATCAAACTTCCACGAGTTTTAGATGTCCTTCTATCACCACAGAAAAGAAGAGACAATCAAGTAGAAATAACATCAAAAAACTTATGGAAGAGAAAAGGGGTATTTTTTCTTTGACTTCAGAAGAAAGAAGTAGAAATAGTAAAATAATCTATGAAAATGGTGGTGGACTTGCTGCATTAACTTACGAAGAGAGAGTATTTAATGCAAAAAGAGCAGGACAGATTGCTATTGAAAAAAAGAAGGGAATACACGCATTAACTAAAGAACAACGAGTTGAGATTGCTAAAGAAAACTATAATAATGGTAAAGGAATTGCAACAATAACACCAGAAAAGAGAAGTGAATATAGTAGAAAAAATGCCTCTCAAAAATGGATGTGTTTAGAAACAGGTCATATTTGTAATGCTGGAGGATTAGCATACTATCAAAAAGCAAGAGGAATTGATACATCAAAAAGAATAAGAATTGAATGAGGTGACACTTGTAGAACTGGCACAGTAAATGAGCACAGTGCTCAAAATCCTGTATTCTTAAGAAGTTCAAGGAACACCTCCAATGTCTCCCCAAACTCAGATTGAAATCATCATCGAGTCTCTGCAAGACTTGTATGAGATCATGAATCGCTCTCGTCCAGTCAATCCCAATCGCCCTGATAGTGTAGAAGATCCTTCCTATCCT